TTGTTAATGTTGCATTAGAATATTGTGCTTGTATTTATACTTTAAATGGTTCTGCTTTTTGGGATACCACTATACACGACAAATTTATAATTCCCCCACATTTAGAATATCTTTAACAACTTAATACATGACGCACGGATTCGCGCTAAAACCAACATCTTCTAGTAAGTTACGTATAGGTGATACCATCTATATACATAGATCAATAATAAATAAATATAGTTTAGTAGATACATCCTATATGGTAATAGGTGTTAATCTTGAATTTGAACCATTCCCCTGTGCTTCTATTATAAGCAGCGGTACTCTATTCTTCTATTCTGGATATGAGACTGTATGAAAAAGAAAAAACAATTACCAACCAATGACGTAGAATTTGATGCCTATTTAAAACGCTATATAGTGGCTACGTTACGTAGAGGTACATTATACTGGCCTTATCGTAATGATGCGTTAAAGGCAGCCAGAATTGATCGTGGATTGTATAAATGTAACATCTGTACTAAAGCTTTCTCTAAGAAAGAAGTAAGACTTGATCATATAGAAACCGTAGTTAAGTTGAGTGGATTTACTAATTGGGACGATTACTTAAAGAGAATGTTTCCAAAAACTGAAGGATTTCAAGTACTTTGCTTAGAATGCAATAAAACTAAGACAGACGAAGAGAATATATTAAGAAAAATACATAGAAAATCTACAAAAAAAGTAAAATAATATAATAAAAACTATTGACATATATAAAAATATGTTATAGTATATAAGTTCAACACAAGGAAGTGGTGTCTATATGTTTGACAGTCTTAAAACTAAATTAACAGAAATTAATGAATATCTAGCAACTAAAGGAATAGTCTTTCCTTTTATTCGAGATAAAAATACTCCATCTGTAAGCTTAACTCTTTTAATTGTTTCTTTTATTCTATGGGCATTAGGATTATTAGAAATAGTAAAAGATATGGATATGGGAATTGCTGAAAATATGGTGTGGGCTATGGGAGCACTATACTTTGGAAGAAAAATAACTAAAGATAAAACAAAACTAGAGATCGACACACAACAACAAGGAGAAAAAAGTAGTGAACAATAACAAAAAACAAAACAGAGTGAGAGGATTAATTCTAGCTGGAATTCTCCTTATCGGTGGAGCAATGTATTTTACTAGAACACAGAAAGAACAAGCAGCTGTAGCAAAAGAAGTGTATATCCAAACACTAGATACATCATCTGCGGTAACTTTACCAGTAGAAGAAACTAATTTTACAGTAGATTCATCAAGTGCTCCTAAATTACAAGAAAAAGAAATAATAATTAAATCTAAATCAATTAAACGTTTATCTCTACCCACTAGTAGATTAGTCGTTCTTTTGGGTCAAGTAGGACCAAATGCTTTAGATGCTGCTGCTATGATTAATAACTTATCTCAACAATCAAATGATCCTATTTACTTAGTATTATCTGGTCCAGGAGGATCTGTAGTTACTGGTAGTATGTTGATCTCTGCCATCCAAGCAAGTAGAGCACCAGTATATACAATTTGTGATGTTTTATGTGCTTCTATGGATGCAATGATTCACCAGTATGGAGTTAAACGGTATATGACAGACCGCACTATCATTATGTTTCATCCGGCATCTGCAGGTACATCTGGGGATGTAGATCGTATGTATTCGATGTCATCATTTCTAAAGCGATATACTAATAAAATGGAATTAGAGGTAGCTAAACGTCAAGGTATTACATTCGAACAGTACAAACTTAAAACATCTACTGAATTATGGATTGATGCTGAAGATGCGTTAGAAGAAAACATCACTGATGGTATTGTTAGTTTTACTTTACCTGGAGCAATGATTAATCGTTCTGGTGGAGATCAAGAAAATAAACGACCAAATAGAGTTACAGTAAAAAATCCACTAGATTTTCAATGGATTTGTACTGCTGAATATTGCCAGAATTATATAAAAGGAATTAAATAATATGAACAACATTAAGACAATAGTAATAGTTGCTATTGTTCTATTTGTTTCAGGATATGGAGCTGGAAGATATTTCCAGCCTCCAAGAATCGAAACTAAAATAGAAATACAAGAAAAAGAAGTTATTAAAAAAGATATAGTAACGGTTACTAAAGAAATAACTAAACCTGATGGAACCAAAGAAATAGTTACAGTAGTTACAGATAAATCTACAGAGAAAAAAGATAAACAATTCGAATCTGTTGTATCTAAACCCGCAGAAAAACAATGGCTAGCTTCAGTTGGAGTAAATCCTTTTGCTGTAACTGATACTTATTCTGCTAAAATAGATAGACGAGTACTTGGACCTATTTTTGTTGGTGGACAATATATTAGACATAAATCAGACAATCTAGGCTTAATTAATCTTACAATGGAATTTTAATGAATAAAAAGAAAGACTTTTTAAGACAAGAAATAGATACAGAAACTCTAATTTCTCAATTAAATGAGTCAGAATCTAATACAGAGGCTAACGTACCGTCTGCACCAGATAATATGTTAGACTTTGTTTCTTTTTATAATATTAAACCAGGAACTAACGTAGTAAAAGGTTCATTACTTTATAAATTATACACTGCTTGGAATAAATCAGAGAAACTAAACAAGCGTGAATTTATGAATAGATTAACAGTATACCTTGATAGATCTAAGAGTGGTCATGTTTTAATTAACATAGATAACGTAGCTTTGACTAATAAAGCAAAAGAAGTATTTTTTAAAACAAAACATACTATATATTTAAATACCCCTAGATTCAAAAAGAATATAGAACGATGGATGAGAGAGTTAGATGTTATTCCTGGAGAATATGCAATAGACGGAACTGTACTACATTATATATACAGAGATTGGTCTATTAATAATAGATTAACAGCTATCTCTATAACTGATTTTAATCAGATATTAACTTATTATTTTAAATTTTATAAAGAATTCGATAGACGATACCCTGAGATTTTCTACATTGACAAAAACAACTTAAGAGTAGATGGAGTTACCCTTGAAAAAGCAAAAGAAGCGGCTAAAGCGAAAGAGCTTGGTAAAAAAAGGTACAAAAAAAGCAGCACCTAAAAGAAGATATACTAGTCCTAAGTTTAAATCTAAGGCTAATAAAAATTCTGATAGAAGTAAAAAGAAATTAAGAGCTTTGTTACCTGAATATAATCTAAAGACTAGATTTGATTTACTCGAGATGGATGCTCAGTATCTTAAAGACTTAAAGAACAATCCAGAAGCAGCAGAATGGTTAAATAAGTTTAATACCGAGTTTGTTAATGCTTCATTTAATAGACATAAAAATCATCTACATAGAACCAAAGCAGCTAAACGGGATTGTTATACCAAGAATAATGCAAGAAATAGATGTATATATACTAGAGAAAAGGCACAAGGCAAGTTAGATTCATATGAACAGATTCTTGAGCTTAAGAAGCAACAAGAAGAGAATTATGAGAATAATTATTTAGATGAGTTATTTAAGGAAAAACTCAACGATCTTGAGGATGGAAGCGATGAATCCAATGGCTCCTCCGAGACCTAGTAGTATCTTAACTACAGCATTTACCATGAATACATGATTTTCTATTGGCTTTATTTGTTCTCTAAGTAAAGCCACTGCTTCTTCATTAGACAAAGATCTACGAGTATGATCTTCTAAAGTAACATGTTGCTCGGCTAACGTGACTTTAATGTCAGTCATGTCGTTTTTCATTTCTTCTTGATTTTCCCATATTTTTAGCAACATTTCAGAAATTTTCATAACATCTTTATTCCTTTACTCTACTTAATAATTTTTTCATAAAACGTTCAAAATCATCTACTGGCATATTTGCAAATTGTTTTGCAGTTTCTTCTTTTATACTATTAATCTCTTCTGGTGTATGTTTTATTTCTTTATATCTTGGATCTAATTTTCTCATCAAATTTTCAAAATCATCTATTGGCGTGTCTAGTATTTGTTTTGCTGCCAACTCTCTACTGTAACCAGTATTTTCTGACGTATTTTTTAAGTTAGTACCATGTCCTAATTTTTCTAATGATTCATTAAAAAGTTTTAAATCTTGTTCATCTTGTTCGTACTTTGTTTCTTTATATTTTGGATTTAATTTACTTTTTAGTTTAGAAAAAATACCAGAAGGTAACTCGGTAGATTTGAGTTTATCTGGGTTAATATTCATTGTTACAACATCCGGTCTACCGAATTTAGAGTAATCCCAATCTTTAGGAGCGTATTCATCTGCAAATTTTAATCTAGAGGTTTCATCCATATATTTACCGTACAAATTTGGTAATTTATTATTAATATCAAAAGCATCTAATTTAGTTGCTCCTTTATTAACTACAGCATCTTTTACTAAGTCTGAACCTCTGCCTTTTTCTAAACTGAAAACACTAATTAATTCTCCATCAGGTTTTAACGCATATCCGCTTTTACCGTCATTAGATAAAAATGTTTTAAAATTTTTATAATCATCTATATTATATGGAGTTATATTTGCTTTATATAATGGATTAGGATTTTTCAAAACATCTTGTATCTTACCATAGAACACATCAGCCGGAACTTCAGAAATAGCTGCTCCAGGACGAATCTTATTCTTAATTGCAGAGAATGCACCAGGAAGAGACGCAGCGGCATACCCAAAACCCGCACCAGAGATCATATCGGAACCTGTTCCTTTTATTTTATCAGCAACTGATATATCAGAATTAGTTAAATCTTGATCAGATACTCCTAATCCAGCGATAGCTCCAAGTCTACCTGCACCTTGAATTCCAGCTCCAGCTCCTCCAGAGGCAATCAATGGAGCGATACCCCCAACTACTTGTCCTCCTGTATAACTATAAGGATTAATACGTTCTGCTGTTTTATAATTTTCTCTAGATTCATCTCTATGTCGTTTATATGTATTTATGAAATCTTCAAATGTCGGTTTAGTATTACCTTGTAATGTATCTAATCCTGCTTCACTTGCACCAGTTAATTCATCAGCAAATCCCAAAGAAGCACCTTGTGCTCCTCCTCTTAAGAAACTTTCAGTCTTAGACATGGGAGAATCCAAAGAAACTTGTCTTTCTTCGTCTTCTATCATTTTCCTTAATCTTCTTTGTTCTTCAGATTCTGCCATTTATTCCTCATCTGGATTTTCGATTTGTTTGCGAGCAGTTGGATTTTGTTTAACTATAAATTCGGCTTGAGCTTTTTGAACTGGATCATTAGATTGAGCAGCTTTTTCTACTTTATTTGCAACTCCATCAATTCCTTTACCTTTAAGTCTAGCCGCAATATTCATCATTTGTTCTGAACTCATTTCGGAGAATTGACGTTTAGGTCTAGTTTGAGCTGCTTCGATATCTGAAGCATTTATCATAGAAGGTAAAGATCCCGATTCTTTAAATACTTGCTCTGTAATTTTCCCTACAGGTTTTCCTATCATACCAGGAAGTCCGCCAAAAGCTTCATCAGTAGCATGTAATCCTCTGCCTATATATCCTGGAACCCTTGCAGCTTGTCGTAATAATCCAGTATGTGATACGTTAAAGTTAGTACCACTTTCGACGTTTAATCCATATTGTTCGGCTAAATCTTTTAATCTTTTTTCCGCTTGTTCAGCATATTTAGGATCGGCTTGTTTTAAAGCATTAATAGCTTCTTCGAATTTTTGTCTAGCAGCAATACCACTAGTTCCTTCTTTTTCTAATCGAGCAGTGAGTGGTGTAAGTATTTGTTTTCCACCATATTCAGTTGCTCCTTCTCCACCAACGTTCAATATTTCTTGAGCTTTAAGTAAATTTTGAATATCAGTATTAGACTTAGCTAATTGATTAGGTACTAATTCGCCAGTTATAGGATTAACATCTGTATTTAGTTTTTCAGATGCTTTACCGGATAGTCGTTTAGCCAATGCTATCACTTGATCATCTTTTAAGTCTTTTTCATAACCTAATCTACCTAACGCTCTACGAAAAGAATCTAATTGTTTAGGATTTAATTGAGTACCCATTAATTCTTCTGCACTAGTTGCTTCTAATGGATCTATTTGACCTATATCTTTCGCTCGAGTAAACGGTTCTTTTATTGCTTTTCTTGCGGAATCTCCTTCAGTTGTAAAGGACGTAGGAAGTTGTCCTTCGCCTTCAGCTAAAGCTTGTTCTAAATCAGATATGTCATATTTTTTACCAGATTTCTCTAAATCTTCTAATATTTTATTTTTATTAATAGCAGTTTTTGATAATCTTTCTTGAATACCAGTAGCGACATCTGATCCTGCTTCTCCTAGTTGTTTTTCAATTGCTCTACCTGCATCTTCTCCTAATACTCGTTTTCCTGATAATTCACTAGTAAATAACTTACCGGGAAGTGTTTTATTTTTAAGTGCGGTAAATGCCGCAGGTACAGATGCAGTAGCGTAACCTAATCCTGCGCCTAGTACCATATCAGAACCTGCCCCTTTAACCTTATCTGCGGCAGAAGTGTCAGGAGAAGTTAAATCTACGTCTGAAGTACCAAGCCCAGCGATAGCACCTAGTTTACCTGCACCTTGAATTCCTACACCTAACCCACCAGAAGCAACGACTGGAGCTATTCCTCCAACTAATTGTCCACCGCCATAGCTATATGGATTTGCTTCTTCAGCTGCCTTATATGCTGATCTTGATTCATCTCTATGTTTTTGATATTCTTTTACTATATCTTCAAAATTACGATTAACATTACCTTTAAGTGATTCGGATAAAGTTTCACCAGCTCCAGTTAATTCATCAGCCAGACCCAAAGAAGCACCTTGTGCTCCTCCTCTTAAGAAACTTTCAGTCTTAGAAATAGGTTCTTCTACTAATAATGGGTCATTAGACGCTAATTTAGCTTGTTTTTCTTCTAATTTCTTTTGAATTCTTGCTCTTTTTTCTTCTAATGATTCTGCCATTTATTCCTCGTCAGTAGTTTCTTCGTCATCAAGTTGTTTATCTAAAGCATCTAATTCTTCAGAAGACATATCATGAACATCATTTGGATTAGGAAGTTCAGATATCGATTTATTAGCTGATTTTTTAGTATTACTATACATATTATTTAAAGCAGAATCATACATTTGTTGTAATGAATCATCATCTAATGCTTTTACTTTATGACCTAGTGGTCCTAGTAAGCTTTGTTTTTGATCTTCAAAATATTTTTCATTTTGTTTTCTAATACGTAATGATGTTTTAAGCATTGCTTTTAGATATGGAGCTTGTTTAGCTTCACTCATTTTACCTGACATAAAGTCTTTAACTTCGGTTTCTGTCATATGTAAATTGGAAGGAAGAATTTTATTGAAAGTTGCAACTGATGGTTTTTGGCCGCGCATTAATAATCCAGCAGTTTCCATACCAACCTCTGTTCCTAATATTCTACCTAGTTTATTTAATTGGGCGTCATATTTACCAGAGTCTACATCTTTTTCTGTAATATCAGTAGGAAGTCCTACGGTATGTAATATATTGTTAGCTCTTTGAACTTGGGTAACATATGTATTTTTATCAGAACTAAGTTTATTTATACCTTGTTGTACTTGAGTTAACAACGCTCTACTATTTTTATCTTGAATATTTTTAGATAATAAACCTAAACGTTGTTGCATTGCATTTGCTGTAATATCATGAAATCTAGACATTTCATTAAGTTTATCTTCTGCTAATTTTTCTTTACTTTCAATGCTTTTTTGTGCTCTAGTGCCTATTTGTTGTTGTTTTAATGCCTCTTTATTGTAGTCTGCTTGTTTTTTAAAGTTTTCAATTAAAGGTTTTAACATTGAGTTATTTAATTGATTAACTGATACGTCATCTGGAACATCGACATTAAATTGTTTTTTTAGAAAATCCCGTAATGATTCAGAATAAGCAGATGTAGGATCATTAGATTCCATATCTATTTGTTCTTTTAATTGTTGCATAGGTAAATCGCCGCGTCTAGTAGCTATATCGGCTAAATCCATATTAGATTTAATTACATCTTTAGATTGATGTCCTAATCCTCCACCTATTTGTGCTCCTATCTTAGTCCACATAGCCATATCTTCCATTTTTCGCTTATGCGCTTGAGCATCTTTAAATTTATCTTGTAGAGTTGGTTCAGATTTAACTTCTGATTGTTTTTTAAGTAATTGATCTAAATCATCAGGAGTACTATTTAAAGCATCTTGACTTTCTTTAGCATACTGATCAGCTAAACTATTATCTTCTTTATTTGATTCATTTATTTGTTGAATATCATCTTGAGGTAGTTTAAAATCTTTAGCTGGAGTATCTGCTTTTATAGCTGTAGACTTAGGTTTAGATTGAATAGAAGAATTTTGTGGTTTATTTACTGGATTTCTTTCAATATCTAAATCAGCAATAGGATCATAACCTTCTCTATAAATTTGAGGTTCAGCTGGAACAGGAGTCTGTAACGGACTCATGGTTAAAGGTAATTCTGGTGTATTATCTTGAGTAGGTACATAATTACCTAACATATCAAAAGTATTACCTGCAGGAATTCCCATTGCAGATCTAGCATCATCTAGAGTCATATTAGGATCTTTTTTTCTCAATAAATCTAAAATATTAGCCATTGTATTTTACTTTTCGCTAGAAGGTTTTTTATTTAAAGCCATTACATAATCTACAAATTTCTTAGCAACATCACCAGGATCATGTGATTCTAAAACAGACTTAGGAAGAACTATTTCACCAGGAGATAAGTTAGCAGCTACTGTATCATTTACAGGATGATCTCCAGATACCTTAGCAATACCTGGAACTACTCCGCCTTGGTTCATCAACATACCAGCAGCCATACCAAGCCCAGCACCAATCTGACCATACTGATCGGTAGTTTTTTGTCCTCTACCTTGGAATTCTTTAGATTGTTGACCATAAGCTCCAGATTTAGTTTTAGCTAAATCGAGTTTATTTCTCCAATCATCAACTTTTGCTGTATTTTGTCTTTTAGTTTCGGTATTGGCTTGTTGTACGTTAGCGTTTTGTATACCTTGCTGATTAGTTAAATTATCTTTTTGTGCTAAATTTCTAGCACCAACATTACGCTGTTGTTGACCTACATCTAAATTGGTTTGAAATCTATTCATTTCATTCATTATATTAGCATTTTGTCCAGCAGTTTGTACATCTTGCGCTCGTATTGATCCACCTAATTGACCAGATTGTAATGCTGCTTGTAATGCATTTTGAGATGCCATAGCAGCAACTTGATCGCCTTGTTGAGAAGCTTGATTTGCTCCAGACTGTTCAGCAGCAATAGCCGCAGCTAACTCTGCTCCAGAACCACCCATACCACGCATTTGGTAATTTTGAATAATCTGTTGTTGTTTTGCGTTTTGTTCTCTAGCTGCTTGTGTTCTTATTTCGTTTAATTTTTGTCTATCTTCAGGATTAAGTCCACCAGATGCTCTTTGTGAAAGTAAATTCAAAGCAGTCATTTGTCTATTTCTAGCTTCAGGATCTTCTGTAATAGTTTGAGCTGGACCTGCAGAAATATGTTGTTCTAATTCTGGAGTTAATTGACCAGCTGAACTAAATTGTTGTAATACTAATGCCTGTGCTGTTTCAGGAGGCATTCCCATATTGAGTAATTCTTGAATAGATCTATCTGCAGCATCTCTAGCATTAGCGAAATCACCAGAAGCAACACTGCCTCCGATTAATCCACCAATGATACCGCCAATTCCTCCGCCCATTGATCCAAAATCCATATTATTTTACTCCGTATTTATTATCTTTTAATAGTTTAGCTAAATTATTACCAATACCGTATTGTTTATTCGTTGAATTAAATTGTTTATATAATTCTTGAACTGCTGGTTCAAAAGCTGTTCTTTCTTGTCCACCATACCCCGTACTACCTAATCCTTTAGATTTTAACTGATTTATATAATTTTGCATATTAAAATTTGGATCAGCAAATGAATTAGTAGCTCTGTCGTATGGTGAATAACCTTCTAATATTTGTTTAGCTTTATTGTAATCTACTTTTTGTCCTTGTAAATTAAAAACATCTTTATACCCAGCATATGGTGTATTTAAATCGAAATCTGCTTGTGCTTTATTTGCCGCATTTGTTGCAGCTTGATATGCAGACAAACCTTGTTGATTTTTTAACAATACATCTCCAGCAGTTCCTGCTTTTGCTTCATCTAAATCTAATAATACATCTCCAGAACCTGCTCCAGCTAATTTAGCTAAAGCATCTCTAGCTTGTATTTCTCTTTGAGAAGCAACATTAGATCTATTGAAATCGGTATTAGCGTTAAATAATCCAGATAATTGTTCATTTGTTAAATTATAAATATCAGATGATCCACCTAAAACATTATTTACCATATAATCATAATCTTCATTGGTAATTTCACCTTTAGCTAATCTATCTTTTAATCCTTGAACTTGAGTTTGTGCTTGTTGAATTTTTTGTTGTGCTCTTGTATCTAAAGTTCCAGTTAAATTCTGAGTAATGTCTCTAGTTTTATTTGTAATATCTTGACCTAAAGCATTATACTGTTGTCCAGTTGCTTGTGCTTCTTGTTGTGCTTTAGTTATTGATTCGTTAGTTTGTCCTGCAATTTGTGCAGCATTTTTTCTTGCTTGACTTATTGCTTCATTGTTTTGACCAAGTAACATATTATCTAATGTACGTTTACCTTGAGTATAATTAGGTCCAACATTCATGAATCTTTGTAATGCTGCTTGTCTTCCACCTTGACTCATTAATCCTTGTGCAGTTTGACCTAGATCTTGAGCTTGACTTTGTAGTAATTGCTGATCTTGTAATCCTTGTGGACCTTGATAACCTTGTCTTAACTTTGCTGCAGTTTGAGCATATTGATCTTGTCCAACTTCTTGTAATTTATTTGCAGCTTCATCTGAATTTTTAGAAAAATCAATGCCGCTTAAGTTTTGTTGTACTTTTTGTCCAGATTTAATATCATCTACAGCAGAACCAATATCTTTAGCGAAATTTTGTTGAGCTTGTTGTGTTTGTCCTTGTGCTTTACTTGCTAAATTCTGAACACCTTGACCAACAGTTTGACCTAATTTATTATCTTTATTTGCACCTAATACTCTTTGAATATTAGTAAACCCAGTCGCTCTAGGTTTAGATGATTGTTGGCCCGGCTGATTAGGCTGGTTATTTTGTTGTCCTTGCGGATTATTTTGATCTTGTTGATTAAAATTTATAGCCATTTTTTCCCTTTAAATTACACAGAGATACAACCATATAGAGTTGTTAAAACGAACATATTGTATCTAATTTAAAACCACTACTTTAATTCTATATTCTCTACCAGGAGTTAACCCTCGTATATTGCTTATTATATACGAAGTATTGCTAGGATTGCCACTAACAAATACAGATCCAGGAGGATACAATGTAGCATTACTAGTATCTGTTGCTGATATTACAAATAATCCCTCTATTTTCAACGAGTTAGACAATTTAAAACTGGTTGTTCCTGTTGGTATTCCATTATTATCAACTGTAACTGTAAATTCGGCTACAGTTGCTGCAAAATTATCTCTAAATGTAAGTTTATTATTTAAAGCTTCGTATATAACTTCTATACCTGAATTTAAAGTACCTGACAATTTATCTAATAATTCTTTAAATTGTGAATCAAAATCATTAGAAAAAATTCTACGATAATTTGGTAATCTCATATTAACCTCTATATGCTCTTGTACTATATCCGACTTCACCAGATTTCCAACTAAAAATACAATCTTTATATATTGATCGTTTACCTGATAAACATTGGCATACATATTTTTTATTACCATAAACTTTAATACAAGAATTTATACTTTTAAAATACACCATTTTTAATGTTTTAGTATCAAAAACTATTACAGGTTTCGATTCAAATACCACACCTTGTCGTTTTTCTTGTGGAATATTAGGAATAACAAAAGATTCTATGTTTTTAAGAAATACCCAATAATAATTTTTATAAGCATTTATACCATGACAATTTCGCATAGCTGTATTAATTTGTCTTCTTTTAAATCCTTGTTTTTCTGCAGATAGAATACTATCAAATGTTATAATAGTTTTAGTTTCAGTATGTATTGCGCATATTGGTTTTTTTGTATGTTGTAACGAAATTCCTTTTCTTTGTGCTGACAGTAATCTTCGAGTTTCTATGCTTGGAGACATTCCTTCCCCACCTAAACTTAAATTATATCCATTTGGAACTATAGTATTTAAATTTTGAATATATTCTACTTCTTTCTTGTTTAATTCGTTTAAATCGTTACTAACATATAATATATTAATGTCAAAATTACTTTTACCGTATTTATTTATTGCTTTATTTAAAACTCGACACGGACTTTTACCTGGCTTAAAATGTTCAGAAATACGATATTTTAGGTCTCTCTGTGTTTTTCCTATGTATTTTTTACCATTTAATTTATTAGTTAACATGTATGCACTACCCACGGTAAGCCCTCGTACTGTACGATATTTCTCCGGTAATAGATATACCATATACTATTATATTTTCTCTAGCTATATCGTGCTCTAGTTTAACGTTTAAAGCTCGACATCGTTGACTATCTCTAGGTATTAATGTTCTAAACGGAGCACCATGCGACGCTCCTCCAAAGAAACCTTCTCCATATATACTATGTCCGTATATACCATTACCATCACCATTAAAAGGAATAGGTATATACATTGGCAATAAATCGCTACCGAAACTAAGTATAGCAGAAGTAAATGCTTTATTTTCAAACATTACCGTGGCTTCTCTTACGTGTTTGTATCCTAATGGATCTCCCATTGTAACTGGAGAATATACAGCAATACTGTTATATGCTTTATATAATATAACTGGACCAACTATATAATCTAAGGTTAGATTTAAAGTAACAGTTTTAGTAATTTTATTAATTTCAGTAATAATTGCTTCTATGTTAGTTGTAGTATTTATTTCTAAATAATTAGTAAACCCTATAGTTTGATCTGCATTTAATTTATTAACTAAAATATTATAACATCCTTGAATATCGGAAAAATCATCATCCAATGTTATAAATGAACCATCAGCCACTGAAGTATTTATTACCGTAGGTATACTAAAAGTATTTGCATCTATTACAGTAACTAACCAATTACCATTAAGACTAGGAGTAGATGTATTTCCGAATATATTAATGTATCTGCCAGACTGTAAGCCATGGGCAGTCGCGGTTATTTGAACAGCAGATCCGCCTATAGTCTGTGCTCCATTGCTTCCTGTCTTAGATCCTATAGAACTTTCGTAATCAGTATAAGTTAATCCTAATGTATCAAGTTTTTGAGCTAATTCTACAAGTTTATCTCGCATATTATCTCCGCCAAAAGATTGATATGTAGTATAAAATGAAGTAAAATTAGAACCAGGATCAAAATCTAATTTCTTAAGTAACATATTATATATATACGGAGTAAGAGTCGCTTGTTGTTCTAATACATCGCCTATTTCAAAATTAGCAATAGAACCAAATTTAATTTTATTTCCAGAATAAGCATTACTGTTTATATCGAATGTTAGTTCTCTATCCGCATAATCAGTTCTTGTAAATGTTTTTCGTTCTTCTTCGATAAAGTTAGTATCACCTGCGCCTAAGAATAACTTATCTTCTAACACTTTATTAATACCACAAGTATTAGTTTTATCGTATGTAGTCCAGGCCCCTGTAACTGTGCTATATCTATAACAAATTTTAGCCAAAGTATCGTTAGTTTTAGTTATAGTCCATACTAAATAAGATTTATCTGATTCGTAACCTAAACCAAATGTTGCAGTTTTAAAGTTAGTATAATTAATACTTCCTAATTTTAATATGTCATTATCTATAGGTCTTGAAACTAAAGAAGCACCAGACTCAGATATAGTCTCTATTCCTTTTTTAGTCCAAGCAAAAATTAAGTTAGCAACAACTCCAACAGAGTCTGGAGCAACTAGCTTACAAGATGAATCGAATAATGCTAAAGTAAAAGGAGCTACTTCCCCTGAAATACGATATAGACCTTCTTCTTTAAATATAAATAAACTATCCCTAAGAGGATAAATACGCAAGATAGACTTATCTGAATCCCCCACATCAAAGTAATTAACCAAAGGTACAGCTTCAGGCTGATTAAGTTTAGAGTAATAAATTCTATTAGATTTTGTATCATTTTCGCTAGCCTCTACATCTGATATTTTCGAGTATACCGCAGTATAAGATCCTGCGACCATCGCAGATAAATCAACAGGTATAGTGAATTGTGTCGGATTTATTACAGTTACAGAATATTTACCGTCTATATTAGTTGGCGAAGTTGAAGAAGATATAACAACCATTGAAGTATTGACTAAACCGTGAGCAGAACTAGTTGTAATTAAAGCAGGATTTGTAGATGATATTGCGGTTATACTTGAGGTAGGTCCGAGATCAGGATTAAATGAAGCGCCTGTTACCGAGTTATTAGTTAATACATATAATGTATCAGAATTTAATGATTTTGCTTCTATAAAGAATTTACCAGGAACACCATTAGCCGAAGATAAATAGTAAGCATATACCGGACTAGATGGATCTTTATTTATAATGTTAACTAGACTTCTTGCGGTTTCATCGACAGCAACTGCAGGAGAAATACTAGTAGATAAAAGAACCTGATTAGGAATAGTAGAAGTAGATTGACCTCTACCTTGTTGTGTTACAGATATTGTAAATCCAGTTGTACCAATTGAAGCATCTGTTGTATAACCAACCCCACTAGTAGTTACTTTGATTGTTGGGAGTGTATTATTTTCTGCTAAAAAATCTATTCCATATACATTCAATTCATCTCTTGTTTTTTCTGCTACAGTATTTGCTGTATCATTTGTATTTATGTATATTTTAACTAAGGTTTCATTTGTTATTGCAGGTGGAGTATCTGTTCCTCCAGATGTTTTATAATAGAATCTATATTTAGTAATATTCTCTGCAGAATAAATATCGAAATATGTTCCATTTAAACTATCAGCAACATCAGCTACACATGTTATATTAGTTATTTCTTGTAACCCAGTAACAAACGAATACGTTACTGTATCTGTTCCATTAGTTATTGTTATTTTAGGAATAATACCATTAATATAATCATTAATCATATTAGATACACCTAATAATGACAATAATTTCTTTTGTTTAGTTTTTGTATTGGCGTAGAATATTACATTTTTAAATCTAGCCAAATCAGTAGCATAAGGAGGAGCGTCATTAGCTTGTAACGCTCCTTCCCCTGTTGCTTCGTTTGTATATAAGTTAGCCCCAGCAAATGCATCAAGTGTAACATCTTCAAATAACATTAAAGCTGCACTTAATTCAGCTGAAGTAGGAAATGCTTCATATACTAGCTTCATCTCATCATCCGGTACTAAATCACTTAATACCGTAGTTCCAGTCGCTTCTGTTATATTAGATCTATATAACTGTAAAAAATACTGATTAACTCCTGCATTTATTACTTCAATAGGAATATTAATAGTCATATTAACCGTAGACGTTTGAGTAATTCCTAAATCGGCAATATAATCATTTAAGTTACTTGTGGTAATTTGAGAAGTAGGACTTGCTTGTAATGTTAATATAATAGTATCCATGTATGTTTGAATACTTTTTAGTTGCTCGGCTGTTTGTGGAGAAGTCAAAGCGATAGGTTGAGTGATAGATGAATATGTAGTTATTCCCATATCAGTATCTAATTTGGAAGCTAATGTTATTATGTTAGTTCGTAATACAGTAGCATCTGATAATCCAGATAATCCTAAGGTAGAAACATAATTAGTATCAGTTAAGGACTGACCTCCTGGAATAGCTGCAGCATTATCTAATCCTTGTAATAATCTCATAAAATCTTGATTCATTACCGGGGTAATTGGATTATATATTTCAGATCTAGGGGAAGGAGTACCAAGAATTAAATTACCATTTACATCTTTTATTCCCCAAACAGCACGATAAGCAACAGCAGAATCTACTGGTAAAAAACCAGTTAAAGATCCGTATGTATATTTTAATGCTGATGATATATCAATAGCTTTCACTCCACCGGCATTAGATATAATAGAAGTACTCAAGTCACTAGTGGCTGAAGCTATTTTTTGAACACCTTGTGATGTAGTAAAATAAAAATTATTATTAGCAGCAACTGACTTTATTCGTATGCCAGTTTCTGGTTCTAGAAATGATCCAGGAAAATCAGTAAATGTTCCAGATCCATTATCGTATTGTAATTTGTCTAAATAATGACGAATTAATCTATCTCTGTATTCCATTAATTGTTTTGAAATATTAGATGATGATCCAAAGGAATTACCATAAAGTCTAAATCCTCTACGTTTTTCTATCACATTGTCTCTATCAATAATAATATTAGAAGCAACAGATAATGAACCCTCGGCTAAGTCCAATTGATTGGGCTGAGTTTGTAATCCTGTAGCTTTTAATGTGACTAAGCTTGCCATTTTAACATCCGTCTTTAATTAAATTACCATCGGTTTCGGCCCATTTTTGTATAGCGTAATATACTTCCTCTTGCGTTTAACTTAAGAGGAGTACTCTCTGCTCTATCGCCAATTATACGATTAGTCTGTTGATCTATCTCTTGTATTTTAGCTTGTGCCATCTGAAGTCCAGCAGAATCACCTTGTGCTGCAAGAATTCTAGAAGAAGCTCTTTCAGCTAAAGCATTATGTAAATCAGGAGGTAAGTAAGGAATAATACATTCATGTTGTTCACAAATATAATCTCCTACTACATAAGTATCTGGGACGTTACTATCATTTAAAATTATAATATTACCTGATATAGCTTGAGGTTTAATGTCATAATCATATATTTTATGTCCAGCATTTGTCTGAAGCAGATCAACTAATACCGATGTAGATATATTAGAAGGAATAATATCACTGCAAACTATTTGATGTTGGTTTACAAAAGTATAGCAGTTAGTATCATTGTTTATACTCCAAGGCATAGAATGCTTAGAGCTAGTAATTGTAACAACATTAGTATTAGCTGTAGCTGTTAAATAATCAAATGATGCTGAATTAGTTATTGTATTTGCTAAATTAGTAGCAGTAGCGTTTGCATCTACTCCAATTAGAAATTCATTTACTGCACCAGGATCTAATACTGTCTTAGGAACAAATGATATATTATTTATTACTATTGTATTTAGAGAATCGGTTATTGTTGAATTATCTGAAATAGTAATAGTTTTAATGAAACTAGAGGAAATTGCAGCTCTTGAATTTTCAACTAATTGATTTGGTCTGATATAAAAGAATAACGCTAAACTTCCACTAGGAGATGCCATGAAAGTAGGAGTTAATACTATATCGTTGCCTTCTATATAAAATTTATGTAAGGCTTGGTTAGATCCAATTGCTCGTTGAAAAAAAGCTTTATCATCTGCTGGAATTTGTGACATATCAAAATAATTACGATTAGAATCTACGTATTTTATATCTCTTAATCTCATACCAATAGAACGATCTGGTATAGGATATCGCGATACATGATTTACTAATGGAATTTCTTTTTTGAATACGAAATATTCTTCATGATATTGTAACAATGATGGAATTTGACTTATCATCATTTCTTCATTAAGAAAATCAATAACGTCTTGTTTAGAAAAAGTAGATTGAAAAATAGGTAATGCTATCTTTCTTTTTACCATTTCCACTAATTCATCTGTCGTTTTCCATGGTTTAGACGCCATTTATGTCCTCTATAAGTTAAATTATTTGAAATAGAAAAATTATAAAATATTAATTATTTTTTTAATAATTCTTTTTTCTTAAGAAGTTCTTGAATTTTAGAATCAATTTCTTCTTCTGATTCTTCAGATAATTCTTGTGGAGATTCACCTAAAGCTAATTTCATATGATCTTGGTGTTCTTCTGATTCTATTTCTGGACTTTCAGACAACTCATGTTCTTCTGATTCTTCAGATTCAGGCTCACCTTCACCTAGAAAACTCTTTGCTTTTTCTAAGCCAAGCTCAAGACCTTCTTTATCAGGAGAAGCAACAGTAACTTTTTTAAGTCCTGCAACTTTATCGCCCATCATGTCTTGCATGTCTTTTTTTAATTGCTCAAGAACATTCATTTTTGCTTTTTGTTCGATTGGAGAAATCTTTTTCTTTTCTCCCATCAACTTTGCTAATTTGTCTTTCATTTTGTACATCTCCTTAATGTCTGCTAAAAATAAATAGCAGGGTTAATATTTCACTAATAAGTAAGCAACCAACAGCTACTCTAAGATATTTAGTTTCTAGTGTAGACTTAGTAAGTATATGAACTTCTGGTTGTTTTATAATTATAGGCTTTTCTATTTCGATAGTTTTAATAACTTCGAAAGGTACTTTAATTTCTCTATATTCAATTTCTTTAACAATTACAGGTACTTCTATTTTCTCTATAATAGTTTCTTTAATGATTACAGGTACTTCCACGACTTGAATGTTAAAATTGTCTGTTTTTTGTAATTGTGGGTTAAACGACTCTAGTCCTTTTTGAATAGCAGCAGTTATTGTAGACGGATCTACATCCACTTTAATATCAGGAATTTGACCAGATACGATACTAACACGTAAAGAATCATTATCTTCATCGAATTGATGTTTGATTATTTGATTATGATCTAATTGTGTTAATTTTGTGTTTTTCATACTAATAGTTGTTATTGTTCCTATATTTACACGTTTGTAACAATTGCTCTAAATTTAATAGTCAAACTAGTAAATCCTGCATAATTTCCAGAAGTATATTGGATTTGTCCGGCATTTGTTATTGAAAAAGAAACTAAGGAGTTATCTCCAGTTGAGGATATAGATATGTCCCAAGATCCTCCTTTTTGTACTCCCAATATGTCGTAGGTTTCGTATAAGTCAGCTGTAGCTATTACAGTAACAGAAGCCAATGCTTTAAAACTTCTAACAGAAGCATTAGCAAAAGCAAATCCTGTAATATTAGTCGCAGCTACTACGTTATTCGCTCCAGTAAAAGACGTATGTTTTATATCTCCAGTAGTAGAATAATCCCTAACATCGACATAATTCTTTGTTGCAGCATCTTGCGCTGAAGTAGGATCTACTACATTAGTAATTTTTCTAGTATTAATATCAATATCTGTACCAGACCAATCTAATTTCGTTGTTCCGCTTGTTAATAATCGTTTATTATCTAGGTCTATTGAATCATTTCCGGCTAAATCGGTAAGTGTTCTACCTGTTATATTAAAAGCAATTTGATTCGATGGATCGTATATTCCACCAAGATATGCTCTATTCCAAGAAAATAAACTAGAACCAAGATTACGATTACCGCTAGTATCTGGTAATAAATTAACATTGATAGATGTACCTATTAAATTTCCTAGATTAAGATTAGCTTTTCCATCAATTTGATCTTGAGCATTAGACGTTAAAGAATTGATATACTGTAATTCAGTATTAGATACAGACCCATCTGCTAGTTTAGAAGCATCAATTGCTGCACCTGATTTAATATCTGCGTTTTCAATATTAGTTATAGTATTTAAATCCGCATCGATTGTTTTATTTGTTAAAGTTTGAGTATCTGAAGTTCCTACTATATCACCAATAGTACCATGAGTTACGGTATCTGCTATATGATTAGTTAAATCAGAAGCTAACGCTTTTCCATTTAATTGAGTTTGAACATTAGAAGTAACAGAATTAATGTATTGAAATTCTGTATTAGATACAGAACCATCGGCAATCTTAGTTGCATCTATAGCTGCTGCTGAATTAATGTCAGCATTAACTAAACTATCAGCTATAATGTCAGCAGTAATCGACGGAGTACCATCATTGTAAGTTAAACTTACTTTAGCGGAATCTGTTAATATTCCACCGATAGAATCTTGTGCTCTTTCATCGGTAAAGTATATAGCAGTTCCTTCTGGAATATCATCAGTATCTAATGAAACTATTCCTTGTTGTCCATTTACAGAAACAACAGCATTACTATTTATAGATTTTTCCCAGATATCACTGGCATTGTATATAACAAAATCACCTACAGCAAAAGTTTGTGGACCAGATCCTAGATCTTGTGTTCCAGCAACAGTAACCCAGTAAACATCCCCGATATTACCAATTCCATCAGCTAACGTAGGAGTATTAGTTGCTGCATCCCAAGTACCTTGGAATTCCATTACTGAATTAGGTAAATAGATAGATGATATTTTTCCACCCGCATCTAACGGAGCAACTCCATTATTTGCACCTTTTTGAGTTAAAGGTATTTTAGAATCTATTTGATCTTGAGCATTCGAAGATAAAGTATTTATATATTGAAATTCAGTATTAGAAACTGTTCCATCTGCAATTTTAGTTGCAGCAATATTATCATCCAAGGATATAGTTATACTACCTGGACCATTTGTAACTACTATCTCATTAGCTGTTCCAGTGATACTACCAGAGACAGGAGTATTTCCTGTTGATCCTATTACTATTTCACCATCAGTAAGAGTACCAGAATCAGCTAAATTACCAGCAATATCTACTAGAAGAATAGATTCAGGATTTGCTCCAGCAACGGTTCCACCAATAGCTAGAGTTGCTCCAGATCCTAAGCCATCCAATTGACCCGTGAAAGGTGAAATATTATATTTAGGCATTATTCGTTCCTTTATTAATTAACTAATTCTAGCAGCAACTAATAAAATATCATGTCCGGCATTATTATATTGTAACCTTAATCTTTTTATAAGGTTAGCAACATGTAATGTCTCTGTTCCAGTTGCTCCTGTATATGCAGCAGATAGAGTAATTTGTGTACTAGAATCAATAGACAAAATAGTAGTGTCGTCCGGGATTCCTGCAGTACCAACATCTAATAATGCATATTGTCCAACCTTAAAATTGATAGTATTTGAAACAGTAACAATTGCAGAAGAATTAGTGAAAGAAGCAGTTTCAACATGTACTTCATCGAAAAAAAGATTTTCATCTACAGTTACAGAAACTACTTTAGTTTTAAGTCTATGTCCTACTTTACCATCTAAAAAACCTGAAGTACTAATAGTCATATCGTTATCGTTGAATGCTGCTTTTAGAACTTGCATTCCATCTTTTTGACTCATTGATTTACTTGATACTTCTGCCATAATTATTCCTTATTTTATTTTCGGAGTCTTTGTTTAATTTTATATTGAAATTGCTCTGATTTATCTGCAATATTACCAAGCATCTGAATTGTACCTTGTGGTAAATTACCAGCTGTACATAATTGTTCAATTTTAGCACATACTAGTTTTTGTTTTTCTAATAGTACTTGGAAAAATATAGCATTTTCTTTAACACCTTTTTCGGGTAATTGTTCTATGATTTGAGAAATTGCAACTAATTGTTCCGGCAAAGAAGGAATACTCTCTTCTCCGTATAAACCAATCATACGCTCGATTACATCATCATAAGCAGAATCCGCATTAGTATATACTTCATTAAAGAATTCATGATCTTGAAAGAATGGGATTCTTGCACAGATATTATGTGCTTGGTGTGCGTATAAATTTATAGACCTTAATAATATTAATAATTCTTTCATATAATCTTTCTGTTTATTTTATTTTGCTTATGCTAAAAAACGCATTAGTAGTACAAGCTCCGGCAACTGTACTCCTTAGTATTATAGTTACAACCGATCCCTGATTTAGAGGTAGAGTATCAGACCCTTGTACTGTGTAAAAATTAGTAGCTCCGTTTCCTACCATATATCCTAAATTGCCTCCAGGGATAGGACTACCGTTCACGTATATAAGTATTGCCATGTCTTGAGTTGTACTAAAAGTTCCTGCGTTGATTTGCCAAGAACAGTCAATAGAATAAAGTCCTGATTCCATTATAGTATATTGTCCGTTCGTTGTGTTATAACTTCCATATGTATCATATGTTACACTAGGCTGAACCATTACTACATCTCCAACAACAGCAGCAGTAGTTGAGCTATGATATCTTGCTCCAACTACTCGACTTGCTGATATCTCTACCCAATTTGACCCATCTGACATTAATCGTGTTACATCACCAAAAGAAGTCATGTATATATTAGAAATTCCATCTATAGTTTGACCTGACGTTGTAGCTATTATCAATTGATTTTGACCGACTCCTCCGCCATATTTAATTGTAAACACTTTACCAGTAATTCCAACCGCAGTAGGTAAGGTTAATGTGAATGCTCCACCAGAAACATCGCCGATAACCACACTATCTGCTCCAGTTAATGTGTAGTTAGCTGTTTTTGTTGTTACTGTTAAATTTCCAGAAGAAGAATTATCAACGTAATTCTTAGTTGCGGCATCTTGTGCTGAAGTAGGATCTACTACATTAGTTAATTTACGAGTATTTAAACTAACATCAGTTCCAGACCAATCTAATTTTACAGTAGCTCCTGATTGTAATTGACGATTAGGCCAATCAACTGAAGTATCTCCCGCTGAATCTTTAAGTTCAGCAGAAGCACCAAGAACAACAGAAGGGGATGAGCTAGTAGAAGCCACCGTGCTAGCATATACCGTATTAAATTTAGTACTAGTGTTTCCTAAATTTAAGGTATTATCTGCATTTGGAATAATAGATGCGTATGTAGTATTATCTGTTCCAGACCATCCTAATTTATTTCCTGCTGAAGATTTTAATAATCTAGCATCAGCATCAATCGATACATCAGTTGCCGTATCATAAGTTACTCTAGTATCTACAACATAGCTTGTATTATTAGATGAATCTGTTAATTGTGAAGTATATATACCAGACCAGGCAGCAGTAGATGATCCTATATTTCTTGTCACATTACCATCGGGAATTAAATCGGCAGCAATTGGATCTATGTTATTTAAATCTAAATCTGCTTTTCCGTTAACTTGAGTAGTTGTAGCTAAAGTGCTAGTAGAATCCGGTAAAGTAACTGTAACATTTGCAGTTTGACTAGCTAATATAGTAGTTTTAGTTGCAGTAGTTGCGCTGTTCGAAACTTTTAATTCGACTTCTTTTGTTGTATCTACGCTATTCTTAACTAAGATACCTTCAATAAATTTTCTAATTCCAAAAGCCATTTAAAACTCCTTAATAATTAACTTTGTAATATTGCTTTGCCTGAGAATATTATTTGACCCAAATGACCAGTTCCAGCAATTGCCGTACATGTATATTGAACTTGTCCTAAATCGGTAATATTGAATCGTATTTTACCATCACCTATATAATCTTGAGACATCTCCCATTTATTTCCGATAGAATTAGATGCAGAATATATTGCAATAATTGAACCAGTTTCGTATGCTGTGGTTGAATTTGTAGTTCTATTAACTGCATATGTAATGTTTATAGCTCTAACGTCTGTTATTGGGAAACTAAGTGCTTCTATGTTAGTATTTGGTGATCCAGGATTAGATGAATCAATTGAAACCGATTGAGATGGTACATCAAAAGCTCCAGCAACTGTAGCTAATGTGTCTGCAATTGCTGTAAATGCTTCTGTAACACCTTCACTCCAGTTTGGAGCATTCGCAGACGTAGGGATTTCTACAGGAGTAGACCCAAAAATAAGTGTCTTAGACATTATAAATCCTCGATTTGTTAGTAAAACTAGTCAAATAAAGTTGTTAAATATGTAATTTATATTGATTTTTATTAAATTTTAAGGTATATTATATAGTTATGAGGCACTATCTATATACATTTAAAGATAATTTAGTTATATTTAACTACGGATTTGGTACGTATGGGTATGTAATTGATGGTGATTTTGTCCTTAACTGGGATATAGTGTATATAAAAAGAGAGACTAATAAATGGTAACAACATATAAATTGTTTATATTAGATTTCGATCATCAATTTGATAATATCGGATTATCTAATAGAGATTTAATGTTTGATATGTCAAGTAATAAAGGATTAATGGTTATAACAGAAGAAACAACTACTATGTCTTCAGATAAAAATAGATATATTAGACATTCATTTGAACAAGGGTGGAAGATAATAGATCTTTAATTTTTCTTATTTAAACGCTTAAGTCTTCGTTCTTTACGTTTTCTTCTATGTTCAGCTAAAGCTATTAGTAGTTCTTTTTGACGCTCTGGTGACATTGGAGGAAGCTCAGGATGCGGAGAAGTAAGCATCATCCAAGCTAGAGCAGATGATAATATAATAAATGGTATGAAAGTTGCTAGAAATGCAGTCATATTCTATAGTTGTTAATTATGCTTTTTTCCAAGTATATCCTTTATACGCTTTTCCTTTGCTAATTGCTACACCTAGATTAGTGTTATTAAATCCTGCTTCTTTGGCTTTTAAAGCTGACTCGAATCTGATTTCTTTTCCAGTAGTAACACATGTTCCAATTACAGGCTTAGACATTCTTTTAGAAATTTGTTCTTTAGCTTGAGGATTATTATCATAATGAGCTTGTACTCCTTTTGTCATAGAGTCTTTACGAGCTTCGTATGATTGTTTCCATTCTTGCTCGTTCATTGGAATAAAAGTTTCTTCTCTGTATTTTTCAGTTCTAACATTAGAGCATTCTCTACAAATATGTTTAAGCCCATCCCAATTGCCTTTAGATAAAGAATATTGCGTTAAAGGTTTAAAATTGTGACAGTCTGCACAATGTTTATGCTCTATCCCATTTAAAATTTGATGTTGTTTTCTTTGTTTTTCTGCTATCTGTTCTCGTAATTCTGGATTTTCTTGATTCTTTTTAATAGCGGCAACACTCATATTTTTACGGATTTCTTCAGAAGGATTCCAGCCAACATTACCTTCTCCTCCATCTGTAAGATTTGTTAGGTTTGTTCCGATGTCTCGGTAAAATTTAATCCAATATATTTCACGTTGAATTACATGGTCTGCATCATTACATATTTCAAGAATTTGTACATTATAATCTAAACCATTTGAAATTAACTTTTTAATCCAATTGGTTTTATGTGTAATTACTTTAAGATTTGAAGCTTTTTTGTGATGATAAGCTCTTTTAATTCCTTGACTAGATTTACCGATATATCGAATTTCATTCGTGCTTGGATCTACTAAAGCATATACTAAGTGTTTTTGTTCGTTATTCATATGTTTCTCCTATACATATAATATACTATAACTATTAACTTATGTCAAGCTTTGTTTTGTTATTATAATAAAAAAGAAGCCTGGGTTTTTAGTCCAGGCTTCCAAACTCTGTAGCTATTGGGAATAACTAAGAATATTAAGAGTTTACGATGTTATTAATAAGTACTGATTTTCCAGGAGCGTGACAGAACAACGCTTGGTCACTATAGAGACGAAGTTCCAACGCTGCGGCATTTTCAACATGTCGGAAGAAATCTTCACCTTGACCAGGAGCTTTGAAAGTCATGTCAGTAGAACCAACACGCATCCAGTCATCAACTGAAAGAGCGTAAGCATATCCTTCTTTAACGTAGATTGAAGGTTCAATCTCGATAGTACCATTTTGAGAATGGAACTGGATAGTCTTAGATCCGTTATCAGTTTTAGCTGAACTGTATGAACTGTCATACATACGTAAAGCAGCTTGTTCAGTCATCATGTTAGCCCAAGCACGTGGGTTAACTAATGCATAAAGATCTCCATCAAGACCTTTTTCAACAGCTCTAGCAGCAGCAGATTGCAACTTTGTGAAAGACAAAGCAGCAGAACCAGCTGAATAAACGTTACCACGGAACAAGTTGTAAGTAGAAACGTTGATGTTGAAAAGAGTACCAGACTGGATAGTCATGATTTTGTGGATACCTGGAAACTCATTACCGTAAGCACCTTTGTGCCAGATAATGTCTTCAGAAGAAGCAGTAGTAACGATACCAGAAACAGCACTAACTAGAGTGATTGTTCTAGCGTCCATGTCAACAGATTGAACGATAGCTTCGCCACGTGAAGTAGCACCAGTTACGTCTCTGATCTCGATAGGCATAGACTCAGCACCAGCCCAGATACCAGGTGCCCATTCACTAGTTTTGATAGTCAATATAGCACCAGAAACCGCAGAAATTGCACCATAACCCATTTGTCCATAAAGCATTTCGATCTCAAGTTTTTTAGACATAGATCGTAACATGTTAGCAACTAAAAATTTAGTAGCATCCATGAAAGCTTTTTGTCCACCTTGAGCAGCTCTTGAAAGAGCAACGTAACCAAGCAAAGAACGCATTACAACGGGATTACCGCGTACTTGAGCATCTTTGATTTGTCCAGCAACTGGAGCATTCAAGTTAAAAGCATCTTCGTCGGAATTAGCGAAAGTAACGCCATGTTCCATACCAAGAATTACGGGTTGGTGATAAAGATTTCCAGGCATTTTATCCTTAGAAGCGAACTTGATTTTGTTCATCAATTTCACGCCATCTGGGATTAATTCTTGTAATTTATCAGCATAAGTTTCTTTGAAAAGACCATTTAGGGTACCAACTGTATTGTTTGGTGTACCGAAAGTATTTGCAGCAGCCATTTTATTTTCCTTTATTTATATGTTTAGTTAAAATTTAAATTAATTTCTTTAATATTATTCAGCAACTATGTATTTAATTACATAAGTAGTAGAAGCAACGGGACCAGTTTGACCAGCTAATTTAATTTTAGTTGGATCACTGTGAACTGTAGCAACGACGCCTGAAAGAGTACCTGCAGCAATTTGCTTTTGGCAAGAAAGTACAGATTGAACGTTTTCACCGATGCTTACGAAAAGATCAGTTGAATCGTCAGAAATTAATGAATTGTTTGCGAATAGAACAAGTTCTTGAACTTTAAGTTGTTGGTTCAATACTTGGCTATCTTTTGCTTGATATGAAGCTGACATTTTTATATTCTCCTATTTTATTTGTTTAATTTTCATGTAGACTTTATTTCGTGAGGCGATTATCTTTTTCTACTTAGATGTTTTAAGTCCAGAAGGATATTAAAAGTCATGTAAACAGACAAAGGTCACTACATAAAAGTTCCATAGAAAGTTGTTAAAAAGCTTGACATTATCCATATTTATATGTTATAATGCCAAGTCTAACTCTGTAACTATATGATTTTACTTAGAAACCAAAGAAATCTCTAGCTTTAACTTTTTTAACTACTGGAGCTTGTTTTTGATTTACTACTCCAATATCTTTAGTTTTAGCTTGTGAAACTTGTTGAACTGAAGTTGATTTTGCTCTTTGTAAGTTTTTCTTACGTATTCTATTAAGATTTTCTTTACCTACGATAGATTCAATAATCTCTTCAGGCATAACAGCAAACATTTCTTTTAGATCATTTTGCATTTCTTCTCTAATTAATGGTAATACGTCGTCTGGAGTAACATCAATTCCTTTTTGAAGTCCCATTAACATATAATCTGCCATTTTCTTAATGATATACGGAGATTTAGGAAGATCAGACTTTTCAATAGCTTTAGACATTAACATGTCATATCGTTCAAATTCTTGTTGTTGTAAACGATCTAATTCGCGTTTATTGAATTCTTCTTTTTCCTTTTCTCTTTCTTCTTTCATTGCTTTTAATTCGTTCTCTAGTTTTTCTCTTTCGATTTGTTCTGGAGATTTCTTGCTATTTTCGATTTCTTCTTCAATTAGTTCTGCAGCGATTCTCTTTAAATCAACTCCGATAGATGGATCTGATAATACTTTACGTGGATTTTTCTTAAGAGCATCCATGAATTCTGTAATCATTTTTTGTTGATTAGCTGATTCTTGAGATTTAACTCTAGCTAATTTATCCATTTGAAGCTTATTTTGCATATATTTCATTGCTTCTGGAGTATCAGGGATTTCAAAAGGTAGTTCTTCATCGTACTCTTTGCCATTAAACTTAATTTTTAAGCTTTTAAGCATTTTTTGAGCTTGTACTTTTTCTGCTTTAGTTGCATTTGGATCTGTAAGTACTTGTTCTACTTGAGCTTCTACCGATTCAGTTGAACCTTCTGAAGATTCTAATTGACTTTCACTAGATTCTGAGTTAGACTCATTCATAGTGGATAATTGTTCTGCTGCTGGGGAAGCAGCTTGACTTGCGTCTGACATGTGTTTCTCCTTATTTTAGCTGTCTCTTAATTGAGATAAGCTTTTTAGTGCGTTTGAATAGCACAATGAAAGTTGTTAAATGCTTATTATTTATAGAGATTGGGATAATAAAAAAATAGAAAATTTAACCATTAGAATACAAACAAGACATTGGTTTTATGGTCCTGATTGTTATTTAGATTATTTTTATAGAACAAATATCCCAGCAAGGAAATTATGATTATACGATCTATCGTGTTTAATGATTCTTTTTCATTACTATTTATAGGCGACTATAGAGTAGGTAACCAAGCATATGTAAGAAGTATATTAGATACTTGGCCAGTGGGATTAAGTAAAGGAAATATATCATACCTATTATGAAAATATATACAGCTTTACCTGAATACACATACGGAAGAGAATACGACTATAACGTATTAATGTTTTATAATAAATTTTATTATGGTAATTCTATTTATAAATATTTTTGGATAGATATAGACCATCAAGATGATACTTGGGATGCCATAGATTCTATTAAATCTTTTTGTAAGAAATACAAGAAATTATGAAATTATATACAATATTTACAGGTGATGGTTATGGAGAAGCAGATAACGATATCAACAAAAAAGTATTGATATTAACTAAAAAAACATATTATAGTTGTTTTGTTTTGTGGTTAGAATCAGAAATATATATTTACCAATATAAATACAAAGTAAATTCAAAAGATATATTATTATAATTACTTTTTAAATAGTTTATCTAATTGAGGAAATTTCTTTTTTTCCTCTTGTTCTTCAGCGTATTTTTCTTGATATGGATTCGGATCTAGAGCATATGGAATTTCGCTTCTTACTTTGTCATATTCTTGAGCATATAGACTATTTCTGATATCTCTAGGATCTTGCAAGGGAGCTTGATGTACCATTCTACGATTATGACCATGACGCCATAATCCAGAAGCTAATGTTTCATCACCCTTTGCTCTATTTAAAACGTGTTCAGCTAATTGTCTATCTATTTCTTCTGGTGTACTATTTTCATCGAGATTTGCTGGATATCGTTTAATCATATCACGTTGAGTAGAAGGCATATGTCCATGTTTACCTTCAGCGGTTTCACCTTTAAGTGGACCTTCTTTTACTGTTTCGTGATTTAAATTCTTTCCACCGGAAGTTTCTAACTGACTAATGTAATGTAGAAATCTTTCAATATCTTCTTTACTTGCCACAAGAACAATCCTTTTTAGACTTTTTACATTTAGGACATTTAGCGTAAGTTTCTTTTAGTATAGACTTTAAACCCTTAAATTGATTAGTGGTTTTTGGTGCTTCACTCATTATTTTAAACCTCTAGATTTAAGTAATTGCATTATTCTAGATTGTCTTTGTTCTGGAGATTCTTTTGGTAATTCAGGACGTGCAGGAGGAACATATTGACTTCTCTCACGTTGCATGTATTGTTCAATTTCTGGATCTATCTCTGCTGATAAGTCTTCTTGATCTATTCTTTTATTCTGTATATCTTTATTATATTGTTCTGTAGAATTAGGATTAACTCCCATTCGCTCCAGTGCTTTAATTCTTCGTTCTCTATCATCGGAATACGCAGTCGAGTCAGATGATCCACCTATTTCTTGTCCAGGGATATTAGAACCCAATAGATCAGTCATACTATCAGCCGCACCAGTACCGACCATGCTATTGATTTGTTGTTGAGGTGTTAGTCTTTTTCTTTGTTTAAAATCTTTTTCGTCCACAATATTCCCCTAACGAGTTAAAATTACTCACAAATACAGTTGTTAATACGTTAAATTACTTCAAAAATGGATACAAAAGAATAAATAAATTACATACTTGTATACAAATTAGAATAATTGTTAATTTTTCACCAGTACTAAACGATCTTCTATTAGATATTACATTATTTTGACTATGTTTTGCCATTTTTAATTACCTGGATGAACTAATATAGAAGAAAGAACAACAACATATGCTTCATTTGCTTTTTTTCTTTCTTCAATAGTTGCTTGATTGTTTTGTATTTTAATTAAAATCTCTTTAGCTTCTTGTAATGTCATATTTTATTCCTTAATGTAAATCTACCCATGAACCGGAAGCATATACTTGTAATTTATCTGTAGTAGTGTTATATATTTGCATTCCATTAATAGCAGTTAAAGCGTCTCTTTCTGTGTTAGTCATTCTAGCATTAACAAACGCTTTAGTTGAAGACTTAATTTCTAGAGCAATACTACCATTAGTAACTAAATCATCACTACCTGCAGTTCCTCCGATTAATAATTGTCCTGCAAAATAGTTATTTTTTCCTGGTCTATCGTAAAATCCAAAAGTTTTTGTTCCTGGATCACCAAAAGGTAGGTCAAATAAATATCCATATAAATTATTTACGGTAGTTGATCCATTTGGAATTGCCAATGATTTACATAATCCAACTTCATCTACAGTTCCACCACCAGCAGCAGCATCTAAACTAAGTGCAAACAATGCACCATAACAACGATCAAGAGTTGATCCAGATCCCATTGTTAAAACTGCAGGTAATCCAAGTGCCGCAACTCCAATAAAAGAAGTACCAACTACAGCATTATCACCAATGTTTATTAACGCTGCAGTATTAACCGAAATACTATCAGCACTAGTAAGTGTGACATTGGCAGCAACTGTAGGGTTAGTAATTAAACTATGTATAGAAGAAGGAGTTCCTCCACCATCAGTTAATGCCTGAGACGCAAAAGCCGTGAGTTTTCCAATACTTAACGCTCCACCAAAACTTAAAGCTCCAGTAATATCTACATCTCCATCGAATTGTGCTGCTTTGACATTTCCTGCATTTTCCCCATTTATAAAATTCGTAGGTCCAAAGGTAACTTGTGGATCTGTACCAACCCCGCTTACTGTAACCGTAATATTAGCATTAAAACCCAAGTTAGCTTCTAATGCTGTTTTAATCTGATTAGCAGTAGAAACTCCGCTCTCAATTTGAACTTCTATAGCATTTCCAGTAATAGAAACTACTTCAGAACCTGCTGTAGCTCCTGGAGTATATTCTACAGTGTAAGCATTATTGTCTCCAACTAAATTCCAAGTAAAGGTCAAATCTTGTTCTGTTAATGTAGATTGAACCCCAGCATATGGAGTAACATTATCCATACTAACATTTATACCAGTAGCAGATTTAGCTAATGTTATATTAGGACTTATATTAATACCATTCCACCCACCAGTACCAAACGAACCCCAATTTCCACCAATAGCTATGGCATTTGCTCCAGCATTGCCTGTAAAAGTAGTAATATTTGGATTTATATTTAATCCATTATAATTATTATTATTTACAATTGATGATATAGTTGGACTAGCATTAAAAGATGAATAATTAGGTATGGCAGTAGCAAAGTTAGCAGCATCATAGAACGCCTGTGTAAATGTCGTAGATGACATAGTAGCAGCTGAATTTATTGACGGTTGAAATCCATAACCTTGTACTGGGCCTGAGATGTTAACATTAGCGTTAAATTGTCCAAAACCCATTAAATAAGCTGCGCCTTTTACATCAATAGGATCTGTACCATTACCAAAACTAAAATTATTTTGTATTAATTCTACTCCACCAATATCAGAAGTTCCATTATGAACAATATTATTTAAGAAACATCTAGCTGCTATACCATTAGTACCAATATCAAAACCGGAGTTACTAGTATCTACGTTTATTTGATTATTTATATTATTCCAAGATTCATCTGGAGAATTCTGCAACGGTTCTAATGATATAATAGTATTGTTAACAGTATATCCAGAACCAGTTCCATTAGGTTCTTCTGTTAACTGAATCGATAATCCACCTGTTGTTGTATCTTTAAAGAAGCCTGGTAATCCTTCGATTATACCAGATCCATTTTGATATATTAATTGATTATTAGAAGCTATTCCGTTACCTATTTTATCTGTATCTAATTCATTTATTGCTGCTTGAATATCTGTAGCTGATATCCCACCGGCTGGAGTATTTGTTATCTGACTAGCTGAATAATCTCCTGAAACAGAGACAACTACGCCTGTTCTAGCATTGAATGATGAAACTCCAGCACTTCCACTTGCCGATTTTAATTGCCAAGTTGCTCCATCAAATACGTAAATATCTGTAGTACTAGCGTCGACCGCCATTAACCCAGTTGCTGCACTAATCGGAAGAGAAGCTACTGTAGGGACTATTAAAACTCCATCTCCTCTTATATTTCTAAAAGTTGAAGCCACGACTAACCTCTTTTACCGGAAATATACAAAGTTAATGAACCTGTTCCACTAGTTGATATATATTGAATTCTAACATAACGATAATGATGTTTTTCTACATTAAGAAGATGTTGTCCAGATACTCCTCCAGTGGCAACTGAATCTATCTCTACAAAATTAATTCCATCGTTTCCACCTTGAACAGATATATCTCCAACAGGAGCACCTGTCCAGATAGCATGAATAGCATATCCTAATGTTTCAGCTAAATCTACGATATCTGAAGACACAGTACTAGATAACGATTGATTAGTAAATAATTGACGATTTAATACAAATATGGGAAGTGCATTTGACATATTTCCTACCTTTTTTATCTATAGTAAGTTGTTATTTATAGATTTCGGATAATATTTTATCTAAATCACTTGGAGTTATAGAGTCCAAATCGATTGTGATAGGTATATTCTTGATTTTACATATTCTAGCGGCTAATTCTGAGCAAATAATACTCTGTAATCCGTTATGAAATGGACTTTCGATATGTATTAATTTTTTGATAAATATACCAATAATTTGACACCATCCATATTTAGTTCCTAATAAGGTTAGCATCATTTTATAGAATTCGTCATATTCTTGTTGTGTGAATTCTAGTTTATATAGTTTTATAATATTATTATATTCGCAAAATTTAGAAAAAGAACACGAATGTACGATCCCATGGGCCGCTTGAAATACCATATCTATACCAGTGATAGGATCTTGGTATATTACTAAAGCGTGGGAAAATGGCCTTTTTTCTACTAATTCAATCGCCTTACCAAATAAAGCATATTTACTTTTAGCTGAAGAAAAACCAATTATTATGTTCATTATAATCCATTATCGATTTCAAATGAATTTATTTGTTCTATAACATTATTAAAAATATCAGAATATTCACTATACACTGCTTGTAGTTGTCCGCAAGTATATCTTGCTGTTCCTAATGCTCCAGTTTCTAGCATTAATTTTACTCCAATTAAAGAATTTAATAAAGTAATAACTTGAGTGCCTGTCTTATTTAGTATTTTATTTCTTGCTCCGATTCTATCTACAGCTATTCTTGCTAATTTAATACCAAAGTCAGTTTTTTTAACAGCCAATGCGTATTCGTACTCTTCTCTATCTCCGTTTCCTTGAGGAATTTCTAACTTATTACCGTTCAATACATAACCAACACAAGGAATAGGGGACATATCTTGAACATCGATTATCATTTGGTTACTAGATGAATAAGTCGAGTAGTCTATATCTTCTATGTCTAATATATCAGTTACTGTGTTATTATTTATTATTGCATATTTTCGCATTATAGATCCTTTTTTGTAATATCTAAAAAGTCAACAGCATTTCGTAATCTAACTACACTATCATATACACCGAGATGATTAATATATACTCTGTCTCTATATGTAACACCGAGTCGAGTTGCAACTCCTTCAATCATCAATGTTGTATCTCCTGTTAAATTAGTTCCAGTAAGTGCGCTAACTAGTATATCTTTAAAATAATAACTATTAGTTTGAATATCTCCGGTTACTGTTGTGATTAACTGATCATCCCATTTTGGAGTTGTAATATCTGTTACTTTGTATATATTAAAAATAATAGATGCAGCATTATCTATACTTCCGTTTGCTGGATTATATAAATAACCTATCATCCGAATTTTATCAAATGTTGTCGTGTCGAATTGTGCGGTTAGTTTTAATATTTGTGAACTATTATTTAAAGTTGAATTTACGTTAAATATAGGTTGCCATTCAGAAACATGATTTACAATATAGCGACTAGAATGGTCTATTTTTAGCCATTGGTTTTCATCGCTATTATTTTGAGCAACCCATTTTCGTTCAATAGCCATTTTATGTCCCTAATAGTGTGAATCCTTTGTAAGCAACTCTCTCTACTCCATGAGCTAGTATTCCTACTTTTACTGAATAGTGAGTTAAATCAGTTAACAAAGCAGCACTTACTGGAGTTATTTGAAATCTTCCATTGACATCTGCGGTTAATCCGGTTTCAGTTAAACCTACAACAGCATTTCCATTAACATCATATACTGTATAATTAGCAGTACCTAATGCTGCTATTTCAACGTTTGAATCAAACTCTAACCAAAAAGTAGCTTGTAATTGATTAGAAGCGTTTATTGAAAATTGAGCTTTAGTGTGATAATTTATAATAGGACTAACATAAGATATCATCTGTGATCTTGAAATACCATCTACAGTTAAAGTAACCTTAACGGAAAAACCAGGATATTCATCTGATAATAATGATGTAACGTGTGTTATTTTATAAATACCGTTAACATCCGCAGAAATACCAGATCCACTCATTCCGACTATAGCGTTTCCATCGTGGTCATAAACTTGATATGATCCTGTACCTAGATTAGAAGTTTTAACATTTTCATTTTTAGAAACCCAAAAAGTTCCATCGAAATCATTTTCTACGTTAACGAAGAATAACCCGCCAATTTTATAGTCTGATTTTTGATCCATTAATGGGATCATGTTAGAACGAATTTCACCATCTACGGTTATTTCTAATTTGATTTCGTAATGATTTGCGTCTTCTACTAATAAATTAGAAACAGCAGTAGCGATGTAGAGTCCTTCGCTGTTCGCAGAAATACCAGACCCACTCATACCAACAACAGCGTTTCCTGCTTTATCGTAAATTTCATACGAAGCTGTACCTAATATTCCGTTTATACCATCAGCTAAACTTTGATTTTTATCTGCCCACATAGTTAATCTAAATTGATTAGAATTATCTATAGACCATGAAGCGTCACATTCATATGTATCTATCGCTGTAAGTACACCAGTAGAAATAACAGACATAGATACTGTATTATTATCTCTATTATTTACTCCATCTATTGCTCTAGTTCCAACGTAATAAGTAGTTCCATTTTGAAGAAAAGATCCATCCGGTAATGTGAATATATCGTACTGTAAATTTGGAGTTACTGCAATTATATTTGTAGTATTAAATAATCCTGTAGCTGTTGATGCTTGTATATATACTTCATACCGAATAGGAGCAGTTGCATCTGATGCTGCAGACCAGGCACCACGAATTTGTCCCCTAGATTCTACGTCTAAAAACGTTATTCCAGCAAATGTAGGAGGAGTCAGGTCTACAATACACGCCTGACTGGTTCCTTGATAAAAATTATTACCAATTAAAATATTAGGCATTAAGACTCCTTAAGTCCAGGACGTATATCTACACCTGGAGGCGAAGTAAACGTATACCGGATTAGTGTCCCTACTGTATTTGGTATTGTTCCTAATGGAATCCAAGAAACTCCATTGTTAGTTGAATATTCAAAATTAGCAGCATTTGTTGTTGTATTATGATTTACTAATAAAGCATCTGACAAATCATATGCTCTAAAAAATAATTGAGGAACAGAAGATAAATATGTTTGTTTTAATCTAAATGCACATCTAGATGGAACTGCATTATCTGAAAAATCATCACTAAATTCCCAATTACTAGAAATCTCGTTATTTGCTTCTACTCCAATAATAAGTTCTTGTATTTGTGCTGGACTAGAACTTCCTTCTGACTGCATACCAAAGCATATTTTAAATTGAATTTGATTGCTGGTTATAGCTGATGCACTTAGATCAGAAAAAGAAGTTACGCTTATCCATCCACCAGAAATAGAACCAAAACCAGAAGTTCTATATTGGACCATTATATTTCCAGTATCTTGCCATAACTGCTCATATGATGTTATAAATTTTAAAATAGAATTAGGATTATCTAATATTTTAGTTACAATATAAGAATAATCATAAAAATGGTCAGATCTATAATCTGCTACTATAACTCCTCTTTGTCCTGCTTGAGTTGTAGCGCCTGCTGCAAAAATCCATCCAGAAGCATGATCTATTCCTGATAACGCGGTAAATCCGAGACTAACCGTTTCAGGATTAAATGTTTCATAATATTGGTTATTCAATTCCCCTGTATTATGTCTAATTGAGTTATTTTCTACTTGTTTTGAAATAAATTTAGAGGAATTAGTTATGTATGTTCCAACATCCAATACATCTGACCAAGCAGCAAAAGTCGCCGTTGGTGTGGTTATCTCGTTTACTGATCCTAATAAATTAGATGTAGTAAGAGAAGCCCATGCTACAGCTCCAGATGTTAATTCGGATAATAAACCTAAATAGAGATTTGTACTTGTTGCAAAAAATGCACAAACATTTCCATTTAAGACACCTCCGTTTATTGGAGCACTGACAGGAACCGCCCTATCTTCGCTATCTGTTAATAAAAGAGTACCAGTTAATGTTGGTAAGTTTCCTGTTTTGTGTACAAAATTAGATCCAGTTGTACCCCATGCTCTACCTATTGTCCCTGAAACAATGTCTGTTGTAAAGTTTATCGCTGCTCCACCAGAAGTAAGAGATAATTGATAACTAACACCAGCAACTGCACTAACCACAAAATAAGGTAACCCTGTTACTAATCCTGCTCCACCAGTAAGAGCCGAAAATATAACTGGAGTATTATTGACAAAAGTATGACCAGTATCCATTATAGTATTAGTTGCTTCTACTCCAGTAATAGAATTAGAAGTCCATGTCGGAGATGTTGACGTGTCGTATACGTAATATTGATGAGTTGCTGACACACCATTATGTACATATATTCTGTTTGTACCAGAATCTAACACTGCTCCTGCTGCTGCTATATTAAGTTGACCCACTCCAATGTTTGCAGGATCTTGAAGAAAATATACAGCTTTGGCATTACTAGATGTAGCCATTGGTATAGTAGGAAATCCTATTTGAATAAAATCAGCTTTATCTATATTATTAACTAAAAATAATCCACCGTTTATAAGAACAGATGACGTTGTTGCTATGAATATTTTCCAACCAGTTGTTCCAGTATCGATTACTTTTAAAGAACGTAAAGTATGAGTAGATGCTGCTAAATTTGGAACTTGAATATCTATCCTACCTACATAAGAGTATGCTCCTGTTGTAAAATCAAAATCATATAAAATTACAGGAAAAGTATCATATGATGTTCCATTTACTGAAGTACCTGTAACAAACATTCTCCCATTATCAGAACAATAAACACTCGCAGGAGCAATTGCTGTATCGACAAATACGTCTATAAATTTAGATAAAGGAGGTCCAAGAACAGGTTGACCACTTATTGTTTTAGAAGAAACTCTTCCTTGTATTGTTGTTTTTGTTTGATCATAAACTGATACAACATCATCTAATAAATCTGCTTTAAAGAAACCCATTTAAACTCCTACCAATTGTTACACTATAGTCCAAATTTCATCATCTCTTCTATACGAAACACCTACTAAAGTATAATTAAATACTCGTTGTACTGTTGATCCTGGAAATGTCGCGCTAGTATAATCTATCTGGGTTATACGCTGATTCGATGTTCCAAAATCAGCATAAGTAAACTCAGCTTGTCTATCGTGACTATCTAAGATCTGTTGCTTTAAGTTGTTAACTAGCACATATTTAGTTCCAGATGCTGTACCGTCAATACTGCCAACCAATAAAACGCTATCTGGAGTAGAAGTTAATCCGGTTAAATCGGCATTTACTGTCAAAGTTTGGTCACTAGCTAGTACAACAGATAAAGAATTTGAACTAATTTGTTGTCCTAATGTTGGTAATTTATCATCTATATTAGATAAAGAAAGATTTCCAGCAATTTGTAATGTATCTGTTGCTGCATTTGTAGGTAACCCTATTGTCCAAGCCCCAGATTGACTTACTGGCTGAACTACAGCAGACCCATCTATTTTTATTCCATTTAATGTTGTTACTATTTTAGTATCGATAGAACTTAGCGTGGTTTCTTGTGCTACTCCTGGAACAGAAATAGAATCAGTAATTGAACTTAATACTCTGATATCTTGAACATCACTTGGTTCGGTTTTACCTTGTAATTCTGTCAATAATGAATTTAACGTTGTTTCCGTTGCAGCTCCGGTTGGTAAAGGAGCAGCAATTACGTTTACATCAAGTCCTTGTTTGCCTGTAACTAACGTAGAAGTAATTAAATTAGTTCCATCGCCTATTCTTATACTATCATCGGCGTGACTTATTACAACGTTTGCATCTATTGATCCATTAGAATTAATTTTTAAAATATTATTACTAGCAGGATCTCCAATTGCTATTGAATCTGTGGTATAATCAGTTTCTACTACAATAGTTGCAGAATCTACTGATATATCAGCATCAACTCTAAGTCTATCTGTAGATTCATCAAATGCTCTTTGAAAAATCTGTGTTTGGTCTAAATTAGATCGATTAGCGTTCGTTGGTATTGGCATTTATATCTTACCTCGGCAACATTTGATCTGGTGATACTGGTAAATTCTCAAAAGGAGGAGGAGGTGAAGGTATTTGAGGAAGGGTTTGATATCCTTGTTGATTTGTCTGTATTTGATCACCTGGCATTGGATTACCTTGTTGAGGATTTTGCATCATATCATTCATTGGACTATTCTCTAATGGTCTATTTGGAGGAACTGGTGCTCCGCCATTGCCTGTCGCTGGATTTCCACCTTGAGGAGCTAGAGGTTGTTCTCCAATAAGATTTAAAAGATCTGGATCTGTATTTCTTAACATATTTAAATGTTGTTCAATATGATCTAATACGTTTTTAACCATAGCTTGATCATTTCTTAATTCAGGATCAGCTAAAACTGATTTATGTTCAGTAATATGTAATCGATGTTGATCCAAAGGAGATACAATCGGATTAACTCCATCTAACATTTTCTCATTTTCTGATTTAATTAGTAACAATTCAGACATTTCGCCTTCCATTGCTGAATCTAATTTACCAGTGTTAAGAATTTGCATATATTGTTCTGGAGATTTAAGTAATTTCATCTGTAATAACTGTTCTGCCATTTGAACACGACCAGCTATTGTTCTAGATAAAGGATTTCCTACATCAACTACCACTCTATTAATAGCTGAGATACTCTCTCCTGTGAATTCTTTAAGATATGGACGGTTATTCTTACCAACCATAGCAATAACTTTAGGAGCAGTACTGAAATCTTTTAAAATATTGATTAAAGATGTACCAACATCTTCAATTAGTTTAACATATGACTGTTGTAATCCAGAAACAAACTGTAAAGACATAGATTGTACTAGAGCTAACGCTGTTCCAGACTTAAGACTAGATTCAGGATTACCTCTGGCAACGCTATTCACTCCAGAAATAGTTTCTGCTGCTTTTTCTAACATTTCCAAGAATTGAAAAGTCTCAGCAGGAGTTTGAGTTAAGTTTAAAGGTTCAGGTTTAGCATCACCTTCGATAATATTTAATCCGCCCTCTAAGTTATTCACTGCGATATTAGCATTTCTAGGTACATATACGTTTTGAACACCAAAAGCGTTTTGATTTGTTAGAATAGTAGAGTATAAAGCATTAATACCTTCTTGTAATGGGAAGATATCGAACAATGGAGAATAACCATAAGGAGTACCCATAATATCTTGAGCAGATATACGGTATACTGGTAAATCTCTATAAGGCATTTTAGTATCTAGTAGCACTATTTCGCTATCTAGGAATAAAAGATAACGACCATCAGGCATTGCTTCTGTTCTTTTATGGAAAAACTCATAAATAAAGACATCATCAGTATCATCATTAGAAAATAATTGAAGTCTATAGTTATTAGTTTGATTAATTGAGGGTAATCCTTTGATTTTATCTACAAATTCAGGATATTTAGCCATTAAATTGAATCTATTCTCTCTTGAACGAGTTAAAACCCATTCATTATTCCAAGATTCTTTAGTTCCATCTGTAACAACGTCCATTGGAGATAAATTAGTAAATTCTAACTCACCTTCATAATTAAATTCGCCTGTATCAGGATCTATATCGTATGCTTCACCTGCAGTAGCATTCCATTCTAGTTTAATAAAGCCAGAACCAAGAACTACGGCCATTTCTGCTGCTTGTTTTAACGCATCCCCAAGCCTTTTCTCGCGCATATAGTAGTCAAGGATACTGTTTGCTAGGTATGTCTGTGAAAGTGACTTATAATCAGTATTAACTGCTCTAGCTTCCATTACTGGACGATTAGTTGTGATCATTACATAGATATGTCTAGCTAAGTTAGCGAAATGATTGACAGGTAGAGCACAAAATTCACCTTGTTCTCCTGTATATTCGATCTGATGACCAAATCCTAAGTCATTATGGTATGCTCCGTAGTAAGCTTTCCACATTTTTCTTAGTTTTTCTAAATAGTTATTAGATTCGATGACATTAAAAAAAGTTCTTGATTTTTGTAAAAGAATATATGCTGCATCTTTTGGATCTTTTTTAGCAAAATACACTTCTCTGTCTTTAAGGTCAACCATTATTTACGTCCTTTTATTCCGAATATCTTTTTATATATATCGACATTATTAGTTGTTGATTTTCCAAAACTATCAGGGTTAGAAACGAATATATCTTCACGTCGTAATCCACTATCAAACCCAAAAGGATAGGGATTTTTACCAAAATTAACGTGTCTTATCAAATAGATAGCTGCATCTACTGCATCATAATGACCATCATCTGGGCTTCTAGCGAATCCTGATCTACTTTTACCTTTATCCCATCGAACATTCTTTAAGTGTCTGATAAGATTGACACATCTAGGATTTATAATAATCTTTTTAGCCTGTAATAATACTCTAAGTTTATTAATTGCTGCTTCTTTATCGTCTTTTTTAGCTGGAGTAAAGTTTAAAGTACCTTGCGAAGCTCTAGCTATCTCTTGGGTTACGATATAATTAATATCCGACACTCTAACTGTTGGAATTGTAATCTCGTTAGTTAAAGGATTAAGCCAAAGTTGTTCTTCTTTCTTTTTTATATCAGATATTAGACTAGGTAATTGTAAATTAGTTCCATTTACAGCAATTTCGTCTTCAATTATAACTTTATCTGCTCTAAAATCATAATAAGCAAATAAAACAACAGTTAAATCTTTAAATCCAAGATCCATTGACTCATATGATTCATAAAATGGAGGTTTAGGCCAGTCTTTTACTATTTCATGTTCTAATTGTGTAGTAAATTCAGGAATAACGGAATAAGTTGGGTCTTTGATGATCTCGCATAAAAATTCTCTTCTAAACTCTTCACTATTTTCTCCACCTAACTCTTTTTTAATTTCTTCTAAATTTTCAGAAGTAATCATTGTATTATCGTATATAGTTTTACGAATTAATGATCCTCTAATCTCCGCTTCTTCAACAAAAGTAATGAAATCATGATCAGAATTCTTAGGAGGGGTTCCGGCAAGCAAAACTTTTCCGTTTGTAGTTAAGGTTGTCGGTAATAGAACAGATTTTACAACGTCACTAAGATTTGATACATCTTGAGCTTCATCTATTATTGCTATATGTGAATATCCTCCACGTAGTTTCTCGTAATGGCCTGATTCTGATCCTGCTAACTGAATTTCTGAACCATTAGGAAAATAGTATATATAATCCTTGGCTTTAAATACCGGCTTAATCTCTTCTGGACAATCTTTTAAAATATCTCGAATAATCGGACGCAAGTTACTAGAAATTTGAATTTTAGTTGGAGATAAAAATTTAACAATAGTATTATGTTGTCTTAAACATGCTTCAATTGCTAACATTGCTAAAGTATAGGTTTTTCCAGATCTCCGTGCTAATAACCAAGTCTGGGTTTTATGTTGAGTATTATAAAACAAATCATATAATGATTTTTGGTGTGGTTTTAGTTTCCAGGAAATATTATTTCTTAACCATAATTCTCTTATTGCTTGTTCTTTGCTGATTTTAGGTGAATTACTCATTATTAACTCTTTTCAATGTATATCCTTTTACTTTTTTACCTTTGTTAATACAAAAAGACATATAGGCATAATTTAATTTTAAAAAGGAAGCAGTGTGTAACTGCGATTCAAATAACATATCAAGTTCTACGCAATATACTTTTTTATTTTGTCTTTTTTTAGTGGCAATTATTGTTTTTTCTAAGTTTGCAAATTTCATTGCTTCTTTTATATTATTTTTATGAGATTCACTTAGTTTTTTACCTGTACGTTGCTTGCTTATTCTTAATTTAGATTCTTCTGGCCATTTTCTTCCTGTATTCCAAGTTACTTTTCCTAATTTAGCTTTACTCATCTTTAATTTAGCGTCTTCTGAGTGTTTAAATCCTCTAACTGAGTTAGCTGTTGGAGATAAATTATAATCAGGTATAAGAGTATCTATATAATATTGTTCTCTTTTTATAATATCTTCTATTTTTTCCACTATTTCTAATATAATAAATTCAAAATTATCTTTGGTGTATTTATTCCATGATGATTGTAAGTATCTGTTGTAGTGTTTGTTGTTATTTAGCTTTCTTTTGTGTTCATTCCATCGATATTTAAAGCTTTTAGACGCACTACCTACGTAAAATTTATTATTTACTTTGTTTTTTATTAAATATATACCGTTTAAATTAATTTGATTCGTCGTCATCGTTTGATACCAATCTTAACAGCTCATCTGTGTTCTTTTTCTTAGTATCAATAAGCTGACTTTTAGGTTTTTGTGCTATAGCTAATAACAATTTTGTAAATATATCTACTTTTTTAGTCTCTTCGTATGTTAATGTACGCTCTAAAGATAAGTCATGTAGCTTCTTTAGTTCCATTTTACATATATTTTCTTCATATGCTTCATCTATACGACCAGATTGTACTATCGGGGAATACTCACCAACTAATACTGGACTCTTTTGTTGTAAAAGATCCTCTAGTTGTTTATTTTTATCATTCATTTTGTCGATTTTACGTGTAAGTTCCATAATAGTCGCATGTTGTTGCTCGCAAAACGCTTGCAACTCAGCCATACTAGCAAAACTTTTCATCATTTCATCGATTGAAGACATAATTAACCGTTAATTTTTCCTGTTAATGAACCAGAGCGCATATTTAAACCAATCTTCATACTAGATACATGAGATCTTAGTTCTTCTTGTTGTTTTATCATGTCAGTTTGTAATGATTTCATTATAGCTATTTCACTTTTTAACGCTAATATATGTTTCTCTTCTGATTTATATTCAGCATATCCAGCAAGGGCTGCAAATATACCAAGAATAGCGGCATCCACAGGTTGAGGACCTGTAATTAAACATTTTAAAAGGTAAACCAAAAGAATCCCTACTGGAATTAAACGGGTTAGTTTTTCCATAAACTTTCTCCTATGTTATTTAGTGAAGTCATTAAGTTTTGTCGTAAACTGCGCTATATTGTGCGTAAAAACGCTGCCAGTATTGACTTCATTAAGAGGACTTATCATATTTAGTTGTTAAAATAGATCTGTTCTAACATTACTAACAACTTATAATATGGAAAACATTTTTTATATTTATGCTCATTATACAAAGGACACCAAAGAATTATTTTATATAGGAAAAGGTAAAAATAATAGAGCATATATTAAAACAAAAAGAAATCCGTTATGGACAAATATATCAAATAAACATGGGTTTTTAATTTGTATATTAGAAGTTAATTTAAACGAAATAGATGCTTATTCATTAGAAGAAAAGTATATAAAAGAACTAAGACCAAGAGCGAATATAAGCATTGGTGGAAAAAATCATTTCAGTGGATATAAAAGATCACCCGAATCAGTAGCAAAGGGAGCAGCAAAAGCGTCGATAACTATGTTAGCTAAAAAATTTAAACAACCAGAAGAAGTAAGACGAAAAATAGCGGCAACTCTTAGAGGAAGAGTTGGTTGTAGGTTAGGTTCTAAAGCTTCAGAAGAAACAAAACGTAAGATTGGAATTAAAAGTAAGGGTAGAATATCAAAAATGCGTAAAAAAGTTAAATGTTTAGATAATGATATAGTTTTCGATAGTATAGCAACTGCGGCTAAATGGTGTAATGGTGCTACTACACATATTAGTGCTTGTTGTTGCGGTAAAGCAAAAACACATAAACAACTAAGATGGGTATATGTATGATATGTGATAAATGTTTTGGCTGGATGATAGACTATCCACTTAAACAGTTTTATAAAAAATGCAACAGTTGTGGCTTTACAAAGGAGTGTTATATGGTATCAATGAATGAATTATTAAATGGTAAATATAAATTAGAAGATCAATCAGAAGAAATACAAAATAATCTTAAAATATTATTAGAAAAAATTAACAAAGTAAGGTTATTGTATAATAAGCCTATGTCCGTGACCAGTGGATTACGCAGTATGGAAGATCATCTTAGAATATACCATAATAAGGGTATTTATGATGACAGTAAAATTCCTATGAAATCTAAACATTTATATGGGGAAGCTTGTGATATCTCTGATCCTAGACAAGAATTACAAAAATGGTGTTTAGCTAACATAGATAAATTAGAAGAAATTGGATTATGGATGGAAGATTTTAGTGCTACATCTAATTGGGTACATATGCAAATAGTTCCACCTAAATCTGGTAATAGATTTTTTAAACCTTAAAGAATACAAACACAATACTTGAAAAGTTCTTCGTTTTCAAATAATCTACCTTCATACATAGGACTCAATATAGCATAATAATCTAATGTAGGTATTCGATATCCTAATTCTTTTAGCTTACTATCGTGTACTCTTCCTTCTATTTCGAATATAATCATAAATAACGTATCACTATGTTTAAATCTCTTCTAGTTAATTTTGCCTGTTTTATCGGATGATTCATAAATATTAACTGAGATCTATATTCAAACTTGGTATTATCCCAAGCTATTCCTATTTGTTTGTTATCGAATTCGAATAACATCCATTCGCATCTATCTTTAGTATAATTTTGTAAATTTATTTTAATCATAAAGATAACCTGTTTTTATCCCAAAGAGATATAGTTAATTCTCCAAAATCTCCAGCCATTCCTACACAAGTAGGATAGCGTTTATTCTTAAAAAATACAAGAAAATTATAAGAAACATGTACTGTCATATTTTAATATCAAATCCTTTTTTATATAAATCTAAAGTAAAAGAATATTCAAAATCATTGAATTTAAATATCAAATGACTAAAATTTCCTATTTCTGGTATATAAATATAAGTAGTAATATCAAATTTTTCAGGTTTAATAACTGAAGTATTTCGAATATAGATATTCATAGTTGTTCCATAATTGATATGTCGTAAGCGTAATGGGCTGGAGCAATACTTTGAGTATTATGATTCCAAATATAGTATCTATTGTGTATTAAATAACATAAATAATCATCTCTGTATCGATATAATATCATTTTCTTTTCTTACCTACTAGCGATCTAAGAGCACTTCGATATTCTAGTCTGACAGGAAGTTGATATTTCTGTTCTAGTTTTTTATATTGTTCTAATGATCTAATTAAAGAATCTCTTTCTTTTCTAATCAATTTAGAACACTCATAAAATTCAGTTAGAGACATTGCTTTTTCTTTACGATAATTAAGACCTAATACTTTTAGTCTTATTGCTAAAATATTAGTTTCAACTTCGTTTATATCTTCAGAATCCATGTTGAAGACCGAGGGTAACTTTGGACTCTCTATCTGGGAATTCAACTGAGACGTATGAACCACCATAAATCGGGAGACTGGCTTTTCGTTTTTCAATACTGGAAAGTAACGTTGCCGTAAATATGATAGAATGAGGGGTATTTCTCTCAATCTCTTTAACTTGTTCATCAAGTTTTGAATAAACATAATATCCTTCTCCCATTTTTAAACACGCTGATTCATTTGTAAGATTATTAGAGTATACATAAGGAGGAGTGGAGAACCAACAACTTAATGAAAGTAATAATTCTAAACTCATTTCTTATATTTTTCTTTTTGCTTTATCCTATTATACTCACGTACACAATCTGGACATTTCTTACCAACCCACTGAGTGCCGTCTTCGCCAATCCAACGCTTGTCTTTGTGATTAAACATACCATCTTGTATACGTATCTTAAGTTGTTTACAAACTTTACATTCTGTTATATTTTGTTCTTCAGCTCCATCGAAACTCATAATAATCTCCTATTCTAAGTTGTTATGTAAATAGACTCTAGTTCCTATTATATCTTTAATATCTTCTTTATCGTCTAGATGTTTAGAAGGTTTAGTCATACAATAATCCACAATATCACTTAATCCTAGAGTATTAACAATAGACTCAACCCAACGCACTCCAGCCATCGACCACACTATTATAGTAAACCCTCTACCTTTATATTGTCGTAATAATCTAATATGAACATTGTGCGGTGTTAGATATAGTTTATCCCCAGTGTATGGATCAATAAATAACTGTTTACCTTTTCCTGGCTTTCTGTGTTTTTTATCCCATAACACTAAAGTATTGTCTACGTCTACCATTATAACATGTTCAGTATTAATTACTTTCATCTATATACTTCCTCGCAACTAGTTCATATAACTCACCTAATGGTTCAATTCCATTATTTTCATCTGCATAATTATATCTAATTCTAGCAATATAATCAGTTTTTTTATATAATTTTTTAGCCAAGTAACTAAAAGGAGTAGGCATTACTAAATTAGCATATATAAGTTCTTTAGCGTATAATGAATCAAAATCCCATAATTGATATTTACGTAACTTTAAATCAATTAAAAATCCCAAGTCTCTTGCTAGTAACAAAGGATATTTCCACCATTGTCTTTTACGACGTATCTCATTTCTGCCTTCGCCAATACCTAAGATATCTGGAACCTTACGAAAAGAGTCAGCAGCATCTGTTCCTGGATGAATATTCTGATGAAATCCTACAATACCATTTAGGAATCGTAATAACTTACCATACTTAGGTACTTCAATTAATTCTTTACGATCATAGCAACTTTTATAAAATAGATCAGCAGTCTTATTGTCACCGTTTAAATTAGCGGCAAGCATAATAGCAGCAGCTTGATCTCTGGATAAGTTATTAGGATTAAATCCCCAATGAGAAGGATTTGCTGTTCTTCTAAAGTATCCTGGAGATGAATTTAACTGGTATACCATATTAGTGTAATATGTAGAAGCAGTAGGATGGTTTGTCACTCTAAGAAGAATTGCAAATATTGCAGACCTGTATGCACTATCTCCAGCATCTCCATCTTTTTGTACAACTAATCCATATTGGTCTAGTCTTTTGTAGATATCATCTACTATATTATTTAGAGGTCTGGTCATCGTCTTCTCCTTCTTTGATTGTGAGTATTCTCCATGGAAACAAAATAGTATAAGCAAGAGAAATAGCAAGAATGAGTTCATCAGGAACACCTACTTGAGATAATTTGTAGTTCATAAATAATGTAGTACTGATAATAAACATCATTGCTAGTAAGTTTAGTTTAATTTTCATTTTAAATTACTCCTATGTCCTACAAACACAATAGATCTAGAATCATCTTCTTCATATCTCTCAATAGAATCAGGATAATGAGATTCAATAAAACCATTAATTAATGATATTACTTCTCCTCGTTGGAGGTCATGATCAATTATCATCTCATCGATTAATAATTCCATATCTGCTGTAATATCACCAAGTCTTCTTAATTTAGTTTTCATAATTGAATATGGTCTCTTTCGTATATACTTTCTAAATACCAACCATTTAATGTACCTTTGACATACTTGTTTATTTGTATAGTCGCTACATCATAGCTTCCAGCCATGCCATATTTTCGTACATTAAACCATAATTTATTATTACATATAAACATATAAATATCTTACCTTATTTTCTATAAAAAGTCAATAGGTGCATAGTATTTTTCTAAATGAATATTAGATGAACGAAATACTAAACATGAACTAAAATCTATATATTCGTATACATATTCTTGTATGTAGAGTAAATGTAATTTATTAATTGATGCTAATTTCATAAATATTTATTCATTTCAGGATAAGCTAATATAACAACCATTTTACCAGGCCACATAGCATGATGTATAAAATATTCACATTTAACTGTATCATCATATATTAAATATTCTTTATACGTACCTATCTTCATTATTTTCCTGAGCTTCCATATCCACCAGCACCACGTTTTGTACTGCTTAATTCGCTGGAACTTTCTACAAATATAGCTTGATCGTTTTTAATGATAAGTATTTGACCAATCTTATCTCCAACATTATAATCATTCTTTACATATTCATATGTGTTTTGTGGACTATGGTAATTTTTAAATCTAAAAGTAACTTCCCCACGAAAACCGGAATCTAGTACGCCTACGTGATTGCAAAGTATTAGATCTTTTTTACTTATGCTAGATCTAGGAAATAATAAACCCACATAACCAGAAGGAATCTCAAAGCTCAATCCTGTTCCATACTCGGTATAATCTTTTGTTTGTACTCTACTTGTTGCAACTAAATCAGCCCCAGCGTCTCCTGGATTAGCATAACTAGGCGTTACTGCTGTATCTACTAGTTTCTTAATCTTTACTTCCATTTCTATTCTCCTTGTTAAATGTATCTATATGCTTTATGTAAAAACTTCATAAATCCTTCATCAAACTCGCACTGATCTTCGAATTGTGATATCTCATAGTAGTATGTAAGTTTAT